CATCGTGCCGCGCCGGTCCCGGATATCGCTGATCTGCTGTGCGACTGCATCCTTCTTGGCCTCGGCCTCCTTGAACTTCTGGCTGATGGCCTCGAAGCGCTGGTTGTATTCGGTCTGGTCCTGCGCCACCGTTGCGTTCTGCCGGATCATCTGCTGGAGCATCCCGTTCAGGACCTCCATCTCACCGAGGAGCTCTTGCTGCTGGGCCTCCAACTCGGTCGTGTCGAGGGTCAGTGCCATGCCCTGTTCGTAGGCGGCGATGGCAGCGTCCCGTCCGGCCAGCAGCTGGTTGACTGCCACCGTGAAACGGTCCTTTACCGAGGCCTCGTCGAGATAAGGCGTCGTGCAGCGGACCTCGTTTTTGTATTTCTGGTTGCACTGCCAGACGGTCCGCTTGCATTTTTCCGGCGAGTGCCAGACCTTTGAGCCGTACCATCCGCCGCAGTCGCCGCACTTGATCCTGCCGGAGAGCAGATGGACACCGCTGTGGCGATTCTTGCCCTTGGTCCGTCTGGCCAGTTCCCGCTGGACCATCTCGAAGGTCTCCGGGTCGATGATGGCTTCGTGGTTATTCTCCACATAGTATTGCGGGACCTCACCCTGATTGGTTCTCATCTTCTTGGTCAGGAAGTCCTCGCAGAAGGTCTTCTGCAGCAGGGCATCGCCCTTGTACTTCTCGTTCGATAGGATGCTCTTGATGGTGGTCTGGCCCCATTGGTGCTTGCCTGCCGGTGTGGGGACGCCTTCGTCGGTCAGCGTCTTGGCGATGCCGTGCGGCGTCATGCCTTTGAGGAACATTCCGTAGATGCGTTTGACCACCTTGGCCTGCTCCGGGTTGATTACCAGATTCCCATCTTCGCCTCGGTCGTAGCCGAGGAACCGTTTGAATGGAACCGTGACCTTGCCATCTGCAAAGCGTTTTCTCTGGCCCCATGTGCAGTTCTCGGAAATGGACCGGCTTTCTTCCTGCGCGAGGCTCGACATGATGGTCAGCAGAACTTCGCCTTTACCGTCGAAGGTCCAAATGTTTTCTTTTTCAAAATAGACTTCGATGCCGTTTTCCTTCAGCTGTCGGATGGTGGTTAGGGAGTCGACCGTGTTCCTCGCAAAGCGGCTGACGGACTTGGTGACGATCAGGTCGATTTTGCCGTCCATCGCATCCGCGATCATGCGTTTGAAGCCCTCGCGGTGCTTGGTGCTGGTGCCCGTGATGCCCTCGTCGGTGTACACGGACACAAACTCCCAATCGTCCCGGCCCTTGATGTAGTTGGTGTAGTAATCGATCTGCGCCTCATAGCTCGTGAACTGATCGTCGTGATCAGTGGAGACGCGAGCATACCCGGCGACCTTCCGTTTCTTCTGCGCGGAAAGCGGTGTGGCCGTAAACCGCGTCAGGGTTGCTGGGATTGTTTGGACTTTCCTTTGCTGTTCCAATACCGCTCCCTCCTTACTTGTTTCATGTGTTCGCTCATGGCCTTCCTGCGCTCTGGCGTGTAGGAGCCCTTGATGGATTCCTTGAACTTGGCTCGCTGTTCTTCGGTCCAAGGCTTACCCTTGCGCTTGGTGCTGTACTCGGCTTCCTCGGTGTGACCGTCCGTGAAGGTGAATTCCAGCAGGCCGCTTTTCACCATCGTGATGTAGTCCACCTGCTCCCGGAAGGCATCGCCGTCAAATTCGGGAATGCCCATCAGGCCAGCGGCAATCTCCATGAGCTCCGGTTCCCGGATGCCCTTGATGCCGCAGTTGGTGGCACCGCCTCCGGAGCATCGCCAGTAGGCAATCTTGCCATCTGAGGAGCCTTGGACCTGCCGCCTGCAGGAGCCACCGCAGCAGCCGCACTTAATACGGGTGGTGAATGGCGAGAACCGGCCATCACCCTTGGCCATATAGTTACGGACCCATTCGCGCTGACGGTCCTTGTATTCATCCGTCCAGCAGTCCTGCTTGGCGGTTGACTTCCATTCCTTCGTGACCTCAGTGCCGTCGTAGAAGTGGAAGACCAGAATGCCGCCGTCCGGAACGTCGATCCGCTCGACGCGCTCGGCAAAGACCTCATCATCGAATTCTGGTAGGCCCAGCACCTCGGCGCAGCAGGCTTTCAGAATCTTGTCCGGGATCTCCTTGGCCTTGCACGGATCACCTTTCTGTTTTTGCTTTCGGGAGCCGCACACCCATGTGGTGTACATGCCGTCCTCGTCGGTGTAGGTCGTGGTGAACTGTGCTCTGTTCTTTCGGGTGTTGTGCATGAAGCTCTTACCGCAGAAGCCGCATTTGATTTTGCCGGTGAAGCAGGTGATGTTCAGGCTCTTGTTGGCAAGGGCACCGAGCTCCCGGCGTCTGGCCATCTCATCCTGCACGTACTGGAAGGTCTCCATGTCGATGATCGGCTCGTGGGTGTTCTCCACGAAGTACTGCGGGAGCTGGCCTTTGTTCTTCCGGCGCTTCTTGGTGATCGGGTCCTCGATGAATTCCTTCTGCAGGAGCATGTTGCCGGTGTAGGTGATGTTCGAGAGGACGCTTTTGATATTGGAATCCACCCAGCGGCAGCCGTCCCGCGTGGTGATGCCCTCGGCTGCAAACTCGCGCTCCGTCTCCAGACGGGATTTCCCGTCGAGGAAGTTCTGGTAGATGCGCTTTACAATGGCGGCTTCCTCCGGGACCGGCACCAGCTGATCGTCTTCCCAGCGGTAGCCGTACACCCGGAAGTGGCCGTTCGGTTTGCCTTTTTCAAAACGCTTCTGGATGGCCCAGCGTGCGTTCTCGGAAATGCTGCGGCTTTCCTCCTGTGCAAAAGAAGCGAGAAGGGACAGCATCAGCTCGCCGTCGTCGGACAGGGAGTTAATGTGCTCCTTCTCGAACTGTACCTCGATGCCCAGCTCCTTCAGGTGTCGGACCGTTTCCAGAAGGTCCACCGTGTTTCTGGCAAACCGGCTGATGGACTTGGTGAGGACGATGTCGATCTTTCCCGCCTCGCAGTCATCCAGCAGCCGTTTGAATTCCGGCCTGCGGTCGATGGCTGTACCGGAGATGAAGTTGTCGGCGTAGACACCGGCGAATTCCCACTCCGGGTTGCTTTGGATGAGCTCGTTGTAGTAGCTGACCTGTGTGGAGATGGAATGCATCATCCGGTCGGTTTCCATCGATACACGAGCGTAGGCAGCGACCTTCTTTCGGGTAGGCAGGACCGGCCTCGTGACCTCGATTTTCTTTACAGTTTTCACGGCTTTTCGCCTCCTTTCCCGTACCATATATCACTCTAAAAGGGGTACATAGCAAGTTAATTCTGGCCTGTAGCCGCGATTAGTTTGCCCATCTGTGGGGAGAATTTCTCGGTCAGGAAGGCGTCGATTTTGGTGAATTCCTCCTCGGTCAGCAGGCCCTTTTTCAGGAAGCCCTCCGCGATCTCACGAGCCGCCAGATAGTTCTTCTCGGCCTCAAACTGCTCCGGTGCCATCATGCCTCACCTCCCTTGAACCGGTCGGTGATGTAGCACTCGTGGGAGCAGTACTTCCGGCCTCGGTTCCCGTATGCGGTGAAGGGTTTCCCGCAGCAGGCGCAGGTGAAGGAGTAGATTGCTTTCCGGTTGACCTTCTCCGGGTGGGAGTTCCACCACGCCTGCCTGCATGACGGACAACAGAACTTGACGCGCTTGATGCCCTCACGCTGGGTGATCGGTTTCCCGCAGCCAAGGCAGACGGACGGGTCATCCGGCGTGCTCTCTGCTGCAGCACGAAGGCCGGTCAGACCGTTGCGCTGGCAGTAGCCTTTGACAGCGCTGACGGAGACACCGAGCGTATTTGCGATAGAGACATAGCTGCTATTCTGCTGCCGGAGCCTGCGGATCACGGCTTTCTGTTCATTCGTCATATTGGGATCACCTCCAGTCACTTTCCACTGGAGGTCAGGGAGTCGTTTTGACGACAGAAACGCAAAAAAGCCTGCCGAAATCTCCGAAGAGACCTCGACAGGCTTTAAGATTGCAATATGAATATCGTCAGGTAGTGAGAAGCGCCGTCCACGTATCCGAACCGATGATCCCATCGTTGTCCAGCTTTTTCTGGCTCTGAAAGCTCCTCACGGATTTTTCGGTTGTCGGTCCAAAGTCACCATCAGGGACTTCATTGCCTTGAACGATCCGACCACCGCAGGCATAGCTCTTGGATATGAGCAATGCCTGAGCATTCTTCACTACATTCCCGGTATCACCCTTCTTGAGAAGCGGCGCTTTAGCATCGCAGGTCTTTAAGGAAGGTGCAGGAGCGGGTGTTG